GGGACAGCAGGTACTAGTTCACAGACCAGCATTAACTACATTAATTGTACCTGTGCTCCAATTGTAAGTCACTGGGGTTCAAGTGTGATCATGGACGGTGGTTATGGTAGGGATCGAAGCATTGTGTTTAGTGTAAGTACTGCTAGATTCAGTGGCGGTAGCAAAAACATCAATGCAGGCACCAGTGCTAATTTATTGGCCATACGTATTTCTCCAAGCGTGGATAACAGCATTGTGGGGCAGTTAGGTGCCAGAGAAGTCCTTAATAAAATGCAGTTAACACCTCTAAGTCTAGGAGTTATTAGTCGCGGTCCTTGTTTGATTACAGGTATTTTAAATCCTAGAACCATTACAGCGTCAAACATGCCAGACATGTGGACTGTTACCTCGGTTGTAAACCTAACTGGTACAGGTAGTTTGGCACAATACTGCGACTTTACCAGTACCGCACAGACCTGCATAGGCGGCGAACAGATATTCAGCTTCTTTGTAGACGTCGGTGCCGACACCTATCAGCTAGCTGAAGTTCGCGAACTAGGCAGTAGTTTACTGGGTGGTGATGGTAGTAATGCTACACCAGGATTCCCAAATGGACCAGATGTATTAGTTATTGTTGCCAACAACGTGTCATCATCAACTACTCGTATTGAAGGTGCTCGATTTAGCTGGACCGAAGCTCAAGCCTAAGGAGATAGCATGGCAGGCCCTGCTACCAGACAACAGTTAATTGATTATTGCCTCAGAGAGCTAGGACATCCTGTTGTAGAAATCAACGTCGATGACGATCAGGTAAGTGATCGCATCGACACTGCACTACAATACTATCAGGACTATCACTACGACGGTGTCGAACGTTTATATCTCAAACAGCAGGTAACAGCCACTCGCATCACTCTAGGCACCAGCAATGCCATTGATTTTGCTCTGGGCACCACAGTCACAGGCAGCAGTTCAGGCGCCTATGCCACTGTATGTTCCGAATTAAATCTAACCAGCAACGGCACAACACTGTTGGTTCGGGGTTCCACTGGAACCTGGACCACAGGCGAAACCATAGTTGGTGCCAATGGCACTACTTCAACCGTTGTGTCGGTCAGTCTGGGCAATGTGGATCGTCAGTATTTTGAACTAGATGATTCAATCATAGGCGTTCGCCGAGTACTGCCTTTTAGTGCAGTAAATACTGGTCAGAGCTACATGTGGGACATACGTTATCAGCTGCGGCTCAATGATATGTTTGATTTACTCAGCACCAGCATCATCTACTATCAACAGGTCAAGGCTCATCTGGCACTCATAGATCAGTTGCTGGTAGGCAGCAAGAGTTTTCGTTTTCAGCGTCACCAGAACCGACTGTTTTTGGACATGAGCTGGGCTACAGATGTATCTGTGGGTGAATATGTCATAGTTGAATGCTATAAAATACTAGACCCCAATACCTGGCCAGATGTCTACAATGACCGTTTCCTTAAACGATATGCCACGGCCCTGATAAAAAAACAATGGGGTAACAACCTGAAAAAGTTTGCTGGCATACAGATGCCCGGAGGTATTACTCTCAACGGTCAGCAAATTTACGATGAAGCCGTTGCAGAAATTTTATTCCTAGAAAACGAAGCTCAGAGCACCTATGTAGAACCCCCAGACTTCATGGTGGGGTAATACATGGCTACCAATTTTTATTTTCAAAGCGGAGTTCCTGGTGGTAGAGTTGGGGAACAACGTGTCATAGAAGACCTAATCATAGAAAGCATAAAAATCTATGGTTTTGATCTGTACTATTTGCCCCGAACCGAAGTTAATGTCGATACCCTGTTTGGCGATGACACCATAGCCAGCTATGACAATGCCATACCCGTTGAAGCCTATTTGGAAAATGTCGATGGTTTTGGTGGCGATGGTGAACTCATGAGCAAGTTCGGCATTGAAATCCGAGACACAGCTAGCTTTGTCATAAGCCGTGGTCGTTGGGAAGATGTTGTTGGAGCAGGCCGAGCCAACTATTTACAGTTGCCTAATCGTCCTAGCGAAGGCGATTTATTATACATGCCCTTGACCAAGAGTTATTTTGAAATTAAAAAAGTTGATGCTACCAATCCATTCTATCAGCTGGGCAAACTACACGTATACAAACTGCAGTGTGAACTCTGGCAATACAGTTCAGAACGTCTAGACACTGGTGTTGCTGAGATAGATAAACTAGAAGATGAGCGTAGTCTTAGCATCAGTGATTATAATCTTAGATTGGAATCTGGCGATAAACTTCTGCTAAATAATTCTGCCTATAATTCAGACGAAGCGGGTGCTTTGCTCTGGGAAGGTTGGACCATACAGCAACAGGATACCACGGCCGATAACGACGATTTTAACATCGAGGCCCTGGACGACATACTGGATTTTACAGAAATCAACCCCTTTGGTGAGGTCATAAGAAACAATGTTTGATAACAAAGTCTGGTATCACGGTATAACACGCAAAGCCATAGTGGCCTTTGGTGTAATGTTCAACAGTTTAAACATACGTCGTAGAAATGCTGGTGGTGGTATAGAACAAGAAATACGGGTGCCACTGAGCTATGCTCCTAAAAATAAAATGCTGCAACGCATTACTAGATTACCTACACCAGAAAATCCTCAGGTTGAAGTTGTAGTTCCTCGTCTAAGTTTTGAAGTCATAGCCTTTGAATATGATGGTGCCCGAAAAATTAATCTACAGAATCAGACCAGATCTGTCATAAGTGAAACTCAGAGCAAACAGATCTATGGACCCGTGCCCTATAATTTAACTGTAAATCTTTATGCCTATGTTAAAAATCAGGATGATGGTCTGCAGTTGTTCGAACAGATTGTGCCGGCATTTAATCCAGATTTTAATGTAACTGTAAACTACATACCCGACATGGGTATAAAACATGATTTACCCATTATCTTAAACAGTGTAACCTATGATGATCAGTACGAAGGCAACATAGCCGATCATAGAATGATTATCTGGACCTATACATTCACTATGAAATTATACTATTATGGTCCAGTACAGACTCAGGAAATCATACGTACAGCCATTGTTAATACATTTAATGATCCAGACTTTGAACAACAGATCCATAAATATACAGTAACAACAGATCCAGCCGATGTCAGTTCTACAGGAACCTATAGATTCCTTGAAACCTTTGACGAAGGCCCAATTTTTTAGTAGGGAATTAAACCATGACATATCAACCCATAAATCTAGGAACGCCCAATAACAACGACGGTGATTCTTTATACGCTGGTGGCACCAAGATCAATGACAATTTTTCAGAACTCTATACCAATCTAGCTGGTAGCAGCAGTGGAACTTTAAAAGTCAATATAACTGGAACCGGAGCTGTTACCAGTACTGTACTAGGCTGGAAAAGCTCAACTCAGGAATATGTCCCAGCTAAATCAGACTTTTTGGAAACCGAGGGTGCAGTAGATCATAGTAGCCTATTCATAACCAACAACTCTGGTGTTAGTGGTGGTGCCGATGCCGCTCTTAGCAGCCTAACCAATACCCTGGTCAGCAAGCTCGATGGTCGCACCATGTTTTTACTCAGAGCCATGCGCAACACCAGTGTATCGACTACCCGTGGTAGTTTTGAACTTACTCTGGGTAATGAAAATGTAACCAGTCTCAGTGTGTATACAACTGGTACAGTTATTAGAGGACTAAATGGACTGGAAGTATATAAAGCCAGTGCTGAAGATACAGCGGTCTATACTCAATTAATTGGTTCTCCTACTACCAGCACAGGCATCACCCTGTATCAAACTCCTAGTCTGGACCTTAACAGCATTACTGCAGGAGTAAGAACTGGTTCTGACAGTAGTCTGGCCATTGCTCATACAGGTTTTGTAAAACTCAATTTAGGCAGCTATGTACAGAGCTCTACGGTTATCCGAGGTCAGCGAGGCATCATTGGCACCTGGGGACCGGGTAGTTTGGTCAGCAATAGCACCATAGTCATTGACGGTGTGTATCATCCTAAACATGTTGAGGGTCTGATCTACAACTACAACACCATTGATAATAAAATCACACTAGTGACTGGTGCAGCCTGTCACTGGAGCTACAATACCTCGGGCGTTGCTGGTATTATTCCAACAACAGCCATAGCCGTTGTTGCCAGCTATAATCCAATTATTCGTACATTTACCAGCGGTTGGACACCACAGTATAATCCTGTTGGAACCACACCAGCAGTCATAGACGGCAGCATCAGTGCTAATACCTGGTATTATCTGTACTACATAGGTTGCCTGGTCTATACCAGCAGTTTTGGTACTGGTGTAGGTAATGAATTCTGGCCAGGATCCAGTAACGTCATTGTGTCCAGTAACCGGGACATTGCATCTGTAGATGCTCAGCTGGCCGCAGCTGGCTATGGTGGTGTGTGGCAGGTTGTTCGAAGACTGGGTCCTGTTCGAAGCAATGCAACAGGTACAGGTCTGGTGCCATTCAATGTTAAACGTATTGACCATGGTGGTTTTGAATATTACTGGGGGCTGCAACCCAATGCCGCTGGGGATACCAGCTATACAGTAACCATCAACACAGCCAGCAGTCTTAGGGTAGTTGGTAGCAGTGCTATATTTACTCTGCAGGACTACAACAGTTCAGTGCTGACCGCAGTCCCACCCATACCTGGCATTACAGCACATTTTACAGTACGACATCTGACACCAAGCAACAGTCCATTGCCTCAGGTCTACATGTATGGTGATAGCTGGACAGTTAACAGTAGTATTAGTGCATTGTTTCCACCGTTTGAAGTTTTCCGTAGTACTACCACGGGTGTTACCTGTCTGCATCAGATACAGGTGCCCATGAGCCCCGATGGTTGTTATATACCTGACGGAACCTATGGCGGTGCAGGTCTATTGGCCATTACCACCAGCACTGGTCAGAGACTGCGTTGGATCATGCAAAATCCTAACAATGAGGGTGCTAAACCTCTGGTAACCAGCACCATGATGCAGATTACTACCACAGGATTCCGCCTTGCAAGATAAAAATGTCTATGGTGCTCTGGATGCCAAATTCAACAGTGCTCCAACACCAGTTGCCACAGCAGTTCCGGAAACTCCGGCTGTGAAGGCTACACCTGTGTCACAGCCCGAAGTGCTCATCGACGATGATTTTGATCAGGCACGTCAGGCTCTTAAAGACATGATTAAAAAAGGTCAGACTGCAGTAGATGATATTATGGGCATAGCTCGTCAAAGCGATCACCCCAGAGCCTTTGAGGTAACTGGTCAGTTGATCAAAACCGTGGCTGAAACTGCTAAAGATTTGTTGGCTTTACAAAAGCAAAAGAAAGATTTAGTTACAGTACAGGCCGATGCTCCCAAACAAATAGGCACACAAAACAACATAGTATTTTCAGGCAGTACCAATGACCTATTAAAAATGCTAAAGCAAAATAATGAGAAGGTAATTGATGCAGATCCTACAACGCTTAAAAAGTAGTTATCTAGGCAATAGCCGTCTCAAACAGATTGGCTACAACATAGATTATGCTCCCGAGCAGATCTTGGAAATACAACGCTGCGCTGAGGATCCAATCTATTTCATAGAAAATTACTGTAAGATTGTTAGTCTGGATCATGGACTGGTTCCATTTAAACTTTATGACTGCCAGAAACGTAAGGTATTAACCATATTAAATAACCGCAAGGTCATCCTCATGGAAGGGCGGCAACAGGGTAAGACCATTACCAGTGCGGCCTGCATACTTTGGTATACTTTATTCAACGACAACAAGACTGTAGCCATATTGGCCAACAAGGCAGCAGCAGCTCGTGAAGTCATGAGTCGTTATCAGGGCATGTATGAAAATTTACCCATATGGATTCAGCAGGGCATCAGAGAATGGAACAAGGGTAGCATAGAGTTAGAAAACGGGTCTAAAGTATTTACTGCAGCTACTGCGGCGTCTGGTATTCGTGGTAAGTCAGTCAACTGGTTGTACATTGACGAGGCCGCCATCATACCCAACAATGTAGCCGAAGAGTTCTTTACTAGTACCTATCCAACCATCATGGCTGGTGAAACTACCAAAGTACTTTTAAGCTCCACGCCTCTGGGCTACAACCATTTCTGGAAATTTTGGAATGATAGTGAACAGGGCATCAATGACTTTGTAAATTTATTCATACCCTATACAGAAATTCCAGGTCGAGATGAACGCTGGGCGGCCGAACAAAAGGGCATACTGGGTGATGTTAAATTTGCTCAGGAAGTTTTATGTAGCTTTCTAGGATCCAGTTATACTTTGCTGGATGCCGATACCCTGAGTCGCATGAGTCCTCGTCAGTATGTCTATACCAAGGACGGTTTAGATGTGCTGGAAGAGCCCATCAGGGCCATCAAAGACGATGCTGGCAAGATCACACAACCTGGCCATGTATATGCCTGTGTGGTTGATACCAGTCGGGGAGTCGAAGGCGATTATAGTGCATTTGTAGTCATAGATATAACTGCCAATCCCTATAACATAGTAGCCAAGTACAGAGACAATAAAATAGCACCCCTGCTGTATCCAACCATGATACACAATGTGGCCAAGATGTACAACAATGCCTGGACACTGGTGGAAATCAATGACAATGGTCAGCAGATTGCCGACATACTGCACCATGAGCTAGAATACGAACAGATTTTATATGTAAACCGTGGCAAACAGGGCCAGGTTGTTAGTGGTGGTTTTGGTGGTGGTAGCAGCGCCAATGGCGTTAGAACCGACAAAAAGATTAAACGCGTGGGCTGCA